AGCTCTATATCTAACGTGCAAGAATGGTCTTCTTATGTTAGTACCAAGTTGTTGGTCATACACAGTTGAAGTTCCAGCAGGTATTAATACACCTTCAATATTACTTACGGCAACAGCACCTCTTGTAGAAGCATCGTTTAAGTATTTCCAGCTAGTTTTGTAGAAGTCATAAGAACCTCTTCTGAAACCAGAAAAACCTAGATTAAGAGCCATATCTTCAGAGTTTTCAAATAAACCATAAGCAGTACCTCCAGCTTGTCCAGCAGAGATTTGCCCTAGCATATCATCAAAGTCTAAATCAAGACCTCTATTTAAGAAAAGCATGTTTTCTTCGATAGCTCCTTGAGTGTCAAGATTCTTAAGTACTTGATCAAAATCAGAAATACCAGTACCTCCAGAAAAACCAGACATAATGTTACCTCTTTGTTGAATAGCAGCAAAAAGACCTTGAGTACCATGTGCAACAGCAGCACCACCAGCGGCAGTAAATCCTGGTACACCAACAGAACTGTTAGCAAAATTAACTCCTGCAGCAGCAGCAGCTAGTTCACCTTCAACCATAGCCATTTCTAGGTAGTCATCAAATCTTAGTCTTGTTTCAGACTCAGACTTTAGATACCATAAGTATCCTGACGTACCATCTTCAGTGGCAACATCTACCCAACCGATTTGAGCCATATCAGAACCGTTTATTTGAAACGAATCTTTTATGATAATTGGTTGATTAGCGAATTGCGTGAAAGAAGGTTGGATTGATTTAACAGATCCAGCAGCAGGAGCAGCGCCTTGAGCAGTAGCTCCAACAGTACCTTTTGCAAATACAGAACCGTATACAAACATTTTCAAGTTAGTTGCTTGAGGAGCAGCAGCTTGATTTCCTAGTGCATCCCAGTTAGCAGCTTGAAAAGGGTAACATGTAATTTGAGCTAAAGGACCAGCAATTTGTTGGCTAATACCTACAACACCTTTTACTGTAACTCCAGTAGCTGGATTCATTATTACAATAGTATCATTTGCAAAAATTGCATTTTGAACTGTAGCTGTTATTGGAAAAGTAAATACAACTCCAGCGGCTCCAGCAGCAGCAACTAACGTTACACTGTTGTAAGCTACGTGCAGTCTATTTTGCTCTGACCATATAACTTGATCAGATGTCATTGGCATTTCAGCGCCAACCATACGTAAGAAACCGTTTAAAGTTCTGTTTCCGTATCTTTCTACCTCAGATTCATATACTTCAGGTAGGTATTGCTGTACAAAGTCATTTGCACCAGCGTTAAATGCTAGATAGTTATTAGCTAGCAATAATTGTTGTTGAGAAGGTATAATACTTCCAAACACAGGAGAAATTTGTCCCATAATAATTAATTGTTTTTAGTTTTAGTTAAATTTTCTTGTTTTTATCTTCAATTTAGAAGAATCAAGTCCACTGATAGCTTTAACTTTTAATCCACCAACAAATACTTCGGAGTTAGGAGTAGCCCTAATATCTTCTGATAAGTTTTTAGATTTTGCAACAATATTTTTAGTAGCGTCGGATTTACCTTGCTCATAAAAATGCTTAGCAATTGAGTCAATATTATCAGCAGCATACATAGCTTTATGATAACCTTTAACATCTTTAACGTTTCCTTTTTCATCTAAGAACTTCTTAATTATATTAGAAACATTTGATTGTTTAGTTGCAACCTCATTAGGATCTTTAACTCCATATCTAAATTTCTTTTCTCCTAAATCGATATCAAAACCTTTGAAATCTGTAGAAAAATAATCTTTAGTTTGAGTTTTAAAATTCTCATGTAGTTGCTTAGCAGTATCTTGCTCTTCATTATAGCGGTTGAAAAAATCCATAGCTTTTTGTTGGTCTTGTGTCGTACCAGGTCTCAACTTGATTTCCTCGTAATATTGACTTTTTAAACCTTCTAAATGCTTGCGGGCCTTCGCAACCTCTTCTTTATAGGCGAGTTTCGCTTTTCTTACGTCTCGCTCTTCATCAACTTCTTCATCATACGAAAAATTATCTTCAATCATGAAATTAATTTCGCTTGAATCTAAGTGTGATTTAGTATTTCTATAATACTCTTTTAATAGAGCATCATTATCTACATTAGAATAGTCAGCGTTTAATCTAACATAGTCATCTAATGTTCCACCTGTTTCTTTCATAAAGTTTATAACTTTCTCTATGTTTTCAGGTAATTGAGCTACTTCTCTTATTTCTTCTTGAGTAGGAGTAATAAGTTTTTGCTCTATTTTTTCACCTATTTCTTCTATTTGCTCTTCAACAATTTCTTTAATAGGTTTTACTTCTTTTTCTTTAATTTCAGAAACCGGGCTGGACTCTGGTACTGGTTCGTCCACTTTAGGGCTATCTCCGGTTTGTTCGCCCACAACCACTTTCTCTGTTTTTCCGACTGGAATGGCATTTGTTTCTGTTTTAAGTTCTTCTGTTTTTTTAGATAAATCGACTTTAATAATGTTGTTGTCTTTTTTGTCTAATTGTTTTGGCTTTTTAGATTTAATCTTAAAAGACCCTTCTTGTTTTACTTCTGTTGACATAATATAATATAATATAAATTAATAATAAGTTTAGTTCATAAATTGATCTAAACCAAACCCGTCTAGGTTATCATTACCTGCGGATTCAAAATCGGTGGGTAAACCATCGTTTTGTCTTTGACTAATCATTTCTGATTGTTGTGTCGCTTGTAGTTTTGTTCTTTTATCTTTACGATCTTCAATGAATTTTTCTTTTTCTCCTACGCCAGCACTTGTTTGTTTAGCTAACTGAAGATCATATTGAAATTGTTCAGCCATAATTTGTTTTTTAATCAAAGCTTCTTGTTCCATCCTCTGTATTTCAAACTGAGACTTTGCTTGTTCAATTTGTATTTCTGTTTGAGCTAAAGCTTGTTGTTTTTCAACTTCATTCATAGCCGCTTGCTCTGCCGCTTTAGCATTTGCTTCACCTTGAGCAGCGATCATTGCTTTTTGATTTGCTTGATCTTGCTCTTGTTTCTGCTTTCTCTTAAGTTTAAGCATTTGATTAGCTAACTTAATATTTTTTATTTGACGTATATCTATTGCGTCTTCTAAGTCAATACCTTGAGTTTGCAATGCTACTTGTATATTTTGTTCTAATTGAGCTTGCTCTTCATCATCAGGCTCTAATTCTAAAAATATACCAAAATCATGAAGATTTAAGTTTTGTATTTCTTTTAAAGTTTCTACATTATAAACAGAGATACTTTCTTTTAAAGAATCTGCTGTTAAAGGAAAATCTAAAGCGTCGGCAACTCTTAATGAAATGTTTTCACATGTTCGAAGTGTTAAATATAAACCCGCATCTAATATATGTTTTGTAGCTATGTTTGAAGCGTTAGCAGCCATTTTTTGTAACCCAACTAAAGAATCTTTATCTGGTTGACTACCATCTCTAGCTTCGTTCAAACCGGTAACATCTCTTATCATCTGTAAGTAGTATTGATAAGTCTGTATTAAAGCTTGTATCTTTGCGTTACCACTAGATGATTGTAATTCTTGTATTGGTACTTTACCTCTATTAGGATCACCATCTTGTGTTAAGCTTCTACCAACAATACTACCAGTTTGGAAATACATGTTCAAAGCTTCTTGTGGATTATAATTAGTGCCATTACCTAAATCAACCTCAGCTAAACCATCAACATCAACGAATACACCATCTGGAACCATACGTTGAATTACTTGTTGTAATTTTAACGATGTTAATTGTATCATATCAGCAAAACTAGTAATACGACTTACTAAAGATTCTATACGACCTTGATATAAGTTAGGTGCGCACATGTTGTAATTCATGTTAACCTTAGTAGTGTCAGCGGTGGGTCTAGTCATATTCTTAGCTAGTTTCCACTCTAGCATTTGTGGAACACCCATAACTTTAGCTCCGCTAAATAATACCTCTATGCTTCTTGAAACTCTATTAAAATTATCACTTTCTGGTGGATTAAAAGTATCTGGCTTTTGTAATGTTTTTTCTAAACCTTGATCTGTTCTTTTTATTTTAAAAACTTGATCAATAAACGTTTTATATTCAAAAAATAATACTTGAACTAAATCATTGTCATAATTAGGAATAGCTATATAACCATCACGACCAGGATATCTAACCATTTGCTCCATTTCTTCATCTGTAAGATATGGAAATCTTTTTTTGATTTCAGCTAAAGTCATAGACTTTATTTCACCTACATAATAAACATCTTCAAAATTAGGATCATTAGTATATGAATAAACTAAATTAGCTGGATCCACGTAATCTACTACAACACCATTAGATTTATTAAACGAAGTTTTAACAGCTCCTATACCTATAGTTGTTATATCCTCAATAACTCTTTTTTTAGTTAAAAAGTATTTATTATTAGCCAATACAGTATTAATAACTTCTTCTTCTGCTATTTCAATAGACTGCTTATAACTCAATTGCATGTGAAGCTCTAATTCTTCTTTTGTTCTAGGTAGGTCTGCAGGTGGTATATTAGAACTAGCAAAGTTTTGCCCAGTTGTTTGTTTTGCTTTTTCTATTAAATCCTGAGAATACATATCCTTTACAATATTCGATGCATATTCAGTTCTTAATTTTAATGATTGCGGATCTTGTGAATAAGCTTTTATATCATAATCCTTAGAAGCTATACCATTAACAACTATATCTACAAACTTAGGTATAATAGGTACTGGTTTCCAATCTAAATTTAAATAAGACAAATCACCATTAATAGATAATTCATCTTTATATTTTTGAACACTCTGTTCTCCTCTAGCATATAATCTAAGATTATGAAACTGCTGATAACCTGTATTCCATCTACTTCCATTTACTCTTCCTCCTCTAAACCATTCGTATTCAATAGCTTGCCCAACCAACAAACCATATTCTTCAGTTTTCTTTTCCCCTTCAGATACCATCTGACTTGGAAACGCACTATTGATACCAGTGTTTAATTTCATCTATTAATTATTTTTGATTCATTGCCTCTATTGTCATACTTTGAAAAACTTAAATTCAAAGGTTCTTTCACTGTTTCGGCAACGGGTCTATATTTATTTTTATTACAAGCCATGATTGCAAGTCCCGAACTAATCGAAGCATCATGCTTAGTTCTATCATTTATATTAAAAGCTGCCCAATCTTCAAGTGTTCTTTGAAAATACATTGTCCCATATTGTTCGTTATTGTAACCTACGAACATTTCTATATACGCTTCAATAGCTGCTGCATGAGCTTGCTTAACATCTTGACTAGAATTTGGAATACCACCTATTTCTTTTTCTGTCACAGATAGTTTGTACATAGTCTTATCTGGTCTATTCATTGCAAAACCTCTATAACCTCTTCTTTTAAAATGATATAATAGTCTTGGTTTATTATTCTCTGCAAGAATTGGCATGCCATAAAATACACAAGCCATTAATACATCTTCAAAAAATATTTCAGCAGTTGGAGGTCTTGATATATATTCTAAAAAAAATAAATTAGGTGGAGCATTTTCCATACTAAATTTTGTTAAACCATGAAGCGATCCTTTAGATCCTCTTCCGTCCACTGTTCCAGATATATCATATGAATCACAACCAAAAGCTCCCATGTGTTCATTACCAGGAAATTTATTTCCATTTTTTATTATTATTCTATTTTGTTGAGATTTGTCAGGAACCCAAGAGACCATAAATCTACCTTGTTTACTAGGAACAAATCTAACGCTTGTATCTTTAATCCCATCTTCCCATTGAAAATTACCCTGAGTAACAACCCCTGAATGTCTTAAGTCTTCATTATAATCTATTTGTTCGTAAATCTTAGTTAGATTAAATAAAGATTGTTTTGTTTCATCTCTGAACGCATGTTTCTCTGTGCGTGGAAATTGTCGATATAATTCATTAAGTCCATCAGAGTCTTCCTTAAGACCCTCTACTTCATTCTCCCAGTGTTCAATGACGCCAATTTCAATCTCTTGGTCATCAACTCCATAAGTTTTGGATTTTGGAGTTTCAAAGACAGGGTATCCATAAGAATCAATGTATCCTTCGTAGTTCCATTCCATAGGTATGAACAAGCTATATAATCCTGAGCGAGTCTGTCCATTGCGGTTTCTTTTACTAACGTTTGAATCATCGTATAATTTTTTGTAGTTTCTACCTCCTTTATCTAAAGCGTTTGACGTTGATCCCATCATACACTTACCTATAATTCTACTACCTAATCTTAATGTTGTTTTTGTAACACGCCAGTTGTTTAGTATGTTCTCTGGCTTTTCCCATTTACCTGCTTCATCGTGTACAAGTAATGCAAGCTTTTCTCCATCATAGGAGTTGTCTCCTGTATTTTTCCAGTCAATAGTTGTATCCAATCCAACGATTTCTTCCATTTGTTCATTGCTATCAAGTTTTTTTCTAGTGAATCTTGAAGCAGGAACTCTGTAAGCAAGTTCTGTTTTTGGACGGTCCATCCCATCTTGTATTGGTTTGAAAAAAAATGGATAGTTAACGGAGATTGGAACAATCTTGTCTGTAAACATTTTTTTAGCATCTGATCCTGACTTTGATAAGACACCGTATCTAGCATCACTAGATATTGTGGCCAAGTTAACAGTTTCGCCTGACGCCATAAAAGAGAATCCA